ATCATGGTTTCAATGGTGCTTCATGGCAACGCTTACGTTCACATTGACCGCGATCGACTTGGAAATCCAATTGGCTTAGTGCCGTTGCACCCTTACCAAATGCAAGTTCTTCCAACTGGCGATCAAACTGGCCGACGTTACTTGCATCTTGGCAACGAGATGGAACGCGACAACCTGCTTCACTTGCGCTGGTTTACGCCGCCGCAATCGCTAGTTGGCGTCTCGCCACTAATCCAGTCGCGCAACCTTGTCGGATTATCCCTAGCAATGGATCGTCACTTGGCTCAGTTCTACGGCGAAGGCGCAACTCCATCGGGCGTATTGTCAACCGATCAAAAGTTAACACTTGACCAGGCTCGCACAATTCAAGGAACTTGGGAATCAACACACCGCCGTCACCGCCGTCCAGCAGTTCTTTCCGATGGGTTGAAATTCACACCGATCACCACGTCAGCTGCCGATCAGCAAATGATCCAGACTCGGGAACAGTTAGTTCGCGACATCGCTCGCGTCTATCGAATCCCGTCTTACCTAATGGGCGTCACAGGCGATGGCATGACCTACCAAAACGTAGAACAAGCCTCGGTGAATTTCCTTATGCACACCGTCACACCTTGGCTTCGCCGACTTGAGATTGGCTTGTCAAAGATTCTTCCAATTGGAACTGACGTTGTCTTTGACGTCGCTTCACTTCTTCGTTCAGATTCATTGACACGCGCTCGCGTAAATACCATGAACATCACTACCGGTCAGATGACTCCAAACGAAGCTCGCATGACTTGGGGCTTGGAGCCATACGAAGGCGGAGACTTATTCCATCAATCATTGAACGGAACTGTCACTGCCGGCGGAGATCTTCCTGCACTTGGCGAAGACGCCGATCCATCGGCTCCAGTAATGGGAGTTCTTGATTCACATGGCTGAAACTTTTAGACCACCGCAGAATGTTCGCGATGAAGCAAAGCGAGCTTTGAAGTGGATTGCCGATGGTTTTGCAGGTGATGGATTTACAGATACCGGCAGAGCGCGAGCCTCTCAATTAGCTCGTGGCGAAGGATTATCTGCCGAAGTTGTTTTGCGAATGTATTCCTATTTGTCACGACATGAAGTCGACAAGCAAGGAAAAGGCTTCAATCCAGGAGATGACGGCTATCCAAGCGCCGGACGTGTGGCTTGGGCAGCTTGGGGTGGCGATGCAGGGTTTACATGGTCGCGAAACATCCGCGAAAAATTAACTGCTCGATCAGCAATTATCATCGGAGAAAAAATGGAGCAAAGAGATTCGGAAAATGGTTCTGATTTAGTTGAAGAACTAAACGAATTACTTGGAACCGCCGTTCAATTTTACTTTCGCGCACATGGCGCACACTGGAACGTCAAAGGTGCAGACTTCTCGGAGTACCACAAACTATTCCAAAAAATTTATGAAACTGCCTACGAGTTAATTGATCCAATTGCAGAGAACCTTCGCAAAATGGGTTCAACTGCTCCATTCCACTTGATGGAATTTATGAGTTCTGGATACCTAATGGATGCCAATCCTGGGCAAGATCCTATGAGTTTGGCTCGCGATCTTCTAAATGCAAACGACATTTTCTTGGATCAGTTATCTGATGTCTTTGATTGTGCATCCGCTTACAACCAGCAAGGAATTGCAAACTTCATTGCTGGCGCAATTGATGATCAACAATTCTACAAGTGGCAATTGACGGCCTCTTTGGGTGAAGAAGTTACTCAACCGCAGCCTGATCCACTTAATGCTCAAGGCATCGATGAAGATGACGTTACCGAAGCCGAACCAATGATGATGATGGCTTCAGAGCGCAAAGCAATCGGTCAATCTGATCTACCTTTGGCAGATCGCGAAATGGCTTGGGATGCGTCAAAGGCAGAAACCGCAGTTCGCGCTTTCGCCGGTGGAGACAAGATTGATTTTGCCAAATACGCCAAAGCATTCTTCTACGTTGACGAATCTGCACCAGATAAATTCGGCAGCTACAAATTGCAATTCGCTGATGTTGTCAATGGAGAATTGAAAGCCGTTCCTCGTGGAATCTTTGCAGTTGCCGGAGTCCTTTCGGGCGCTCGTGGCGGAGTAGACATTCCTGAATCTGATAAGTCTGAAATTGAAAGCAAGGTTTCCGCTTATTACGATCGCATGGCAAATGAATTTGATGATGCAGAAATGGTTGCACCATTCGAACGAGCTGCATCGGCTCGCGTAGGCGAAGGCTCATTTGTATCTTGGGATTCATCAGGTGGTCGCTCCCGAGGAAAAGTTGTCAAGGTAATCACTAAAGGCCCAGCTAGTTCTAGCGAAGGTTACAGCCTTGAAGCAACTCCTGAATTTCCAGTTTTCCAAATTCGTATCTATGAAGCAAAAGGCAATGGCTACGTTCCAACCGATTTAATCGTGGTTCACAGGGCTGACACTTTAACAATAATTACTCCCCTACCTGCTCCACGATCCGAGGAAATTGACATGGAATCACGCAAGTCTCGCATGGCTTCAGCTGAACGATTTGAAATGTCCACCGAAATCCGCGCTATGGATACCGGCACTGGCGAACTTCGAATTGGTGGCTATGCCGCGCAATTCAACAAAGAAGCAACCGGACTTTCCTTCCGCGAAGTAATTGCTCCAGGAGCATTCAAGCGAACCTTGCAATCTGGAGAGCCTGTCTACTTGCTCGTCAACCATGACACCAATGGAATCCCATTGGCTTCAACTTCCGGCGGAACTCTAAACCTTTCCGAAGATGAAATTGGCTTACGCATGGAAGCCGACCTTGATCCTGCTAATCCAAAGGCTCAAGAACTATTCAGCGCGATCAGTCGTGGCGACATTGCAAAGATGTCATTTGCTTTCACAGTTGCGCCTAATGGTTCAACTCGTGAAGAAGGACTTCGCACTCTTGAAGACGTCAACTTGTTTGAAGTTTCCGCAGTTACTTGGCCGGCATACAACGACACCGCGCTAGGACTTCGGACTTTAGAAGACAACGAAGCCGAAGCCTTAGAACTTCGCAAGCGACTTCTTGAACTAAAGCAAAAGTTCACTAAGTAATCCCACAAATTTCCCTCGGCGCAACTCTGCCTCGACGGATGCAAGAAAACAAAACAACCCTTTTAGGAGATAACTATGTCCATGCTGGACAACCTACGCGAGGCTCGCAGCACTGCTGTGGCTGACGCAGAGGCGTTATTGGCTGGAGACGCATCCGCTGAATCTTTAGATGCAGTAGAAGCTCGTCAGGCAGAGATCAAGGATCTTGACGCCAAGATCGAAGCAGCAGAAGCCGTTGAAGCTCGCGTTGCTGAAGTAAAGGAAGCTCGCGCCGCTGAAGGCGTAAAGGCTTTCGGTTCGGCTGTAATCGGCCGCGAAGAAATGACATACGACAAGCGTGGAGAACACTCCTTCGTTCGCGATATGATCAACTCACAGCTTCGCAACGATTCATCCGCTTGGGAACGTCTACATCGTCACCAGGCTGAAGCAGCTGTTGAAATGCGCGATATCAATCGCACCGACACCTCTGGTGGAGATTTCGTTCCACCGATTTACCTAATCAACGAATACGCAGAATTCGCTCGTGCGAAGCGCGTAACCGCTAACCTAACCACCAACATGGCTTTGCCAGCTGGAACGGATAGCATCAACATCCCACAAATCACCACAGGTTCACGCACAGGCTTCCAGTCAGCTGACAACAGCTCGACCTACGCTCCAACGTCACCTCGCGATCTAGTAACTAGCACCGTAACTGGTCGAGTAGAAACAATCTCAGGTTTCGAGAACGTATCTATTCAGCTTGTGGAGCAGTCTCCAATCGCTGGCGGTCTTGACAAGTTGATCTTCGGCGATCTAATGGCTGACTACGCATTGCAGCTGAACACCGCTGTTGCTGGTACAGGCGCAGGAACTGCAGGATCACTTAAGGGATTCGTAACACTTGGAACAGATACCACCAACGGTATTCCGACCACTTGGACCGAAACAACTCCAACAGGCGTTGGCGCTGCAAAAGCAATTCTTCAAGCTGTGTCTCAGGTTGTCACCAACCGCTTCCAGCCAGCAGAAGCAATCGTCATGCACCCATCCACCTGGTACTGGTTATCCAGTCAAGTTGATGGAAGCAACCGTCCACTGATCGTTCCAACTGCAAACGGCCCATTCAATGCCAACGGCATTGTAAGCAACCCAGGCGCAGATTCAATGCAGGTTGGAACAATAGCCGGTCTTCCGGTTTACATCGATGCGACTGTCACCAAGGCGTACGGCGCAAGTACAAACCAGTCGCCAATCCTTGTTGGAAAGTTCAGCGATTCTTACCTGTTCGAAAGTGGCATGAAGACTCGCGTTCTTCCAGACGTACTGTCAGCAAACCTAACCGTTCGCTTCCAGGTCTACGGATACGCAGCACTTCTACACCGCTTCAACAAGTCTGTTTCGGCTATCACCGGAACTGGAACTATCGCTCCATCAGGCTTCTAGTCTGACTGTCGCAAGTAGCGACCTAGGCTCCTCGAGGGTTTAGGTCGCTACTTGTAACACCCACAAGATTCAGGGGAATCACATGGCAAAAATGAAGACGGCTTTGTTAGAAGCTGCAATTGCAATCCGCGTCGTTATCGATGCCGGCGGAAGCGTTGAGCAGATTCTTGAACTTGTCGATTATCTCGATGACTTCACAACACAAGATCGAGAAACTCGATGAAATCAAAAGACAGAGTTTGCATTGCGTATCCTCACGCTGGGAACATAAGCGCTGAACTTAATCTTGATCTGATCAACATTGCAAGATATCGAGCTGACAAATTTGATTCGATTGTCGCAGTAGGCAATGTCAGTCTTCTTGTTAGAACTCGCAATGTCATTGTCAAACAATTTCTTGAAACAACAGATGCAGCGTGGCTGCTCATGATTGATTCAGATCAACAACTTCCGCTTGAAACTTTTGACAAACTTTGCGCTGCAGTTCACGACAAAGATCGACCTGTTGTTGCTGGATTAGTCTTTGCAGCCTTTTGGACTGACCAGCAAGAACTTGTCCCAGTACCGGTCATCTATCGCTGGGACGATGAAGAAGGCATCACGCCGATGCACGATTATCCAACAGATGAACTGATTCAAATCGATGCAACCGGAACTGGTTGCTTGATGATTCATCGCAGCGTATTTGAAAAGATGCGCGAGAACGCAACAGAGAATCAAGGCGCTGATTGGTGCTTCTTCATGGACGGTCCAATTAACGGTCGCTGGTATGGCGAAGACTTGTTATTTTCTCGAAAGCTCACTGCTTTAGGCTTTCCGATTTACGCGCACACAGGCGCAATACTTCCGCATAAAAAAGATTTTTGGCTTGATGATCGCCACCACACTGGCTGGATGTCAATCCATAAAAACTAAACGCAGATTCGAGCAGTTCCCCTGGCTGCTCGAATCTGTGCTACACAATTAGGAGTTAGCATGGCTTCCAACTTCCCAAGTGGACTGGACTCATTCACTTACCCGTCAGCTAGTGACTTGCTTGATTCCGTTGTCGTGCCTCACGCCACGCAACACGCGAACATCAACAACGCTGTTGTTGCAATCGAGTCAACACTAGGCACAAACCCACAGGGTTCGTCTG